CTAAAGTAACAAACCTCCCAGCGTCTCCAAACCAGACACAGCATTTAAAACCGTGCCCGACATAGAACCAACTGATTTCTCAATATCACCCAAGATTGTACTTGGGCCGTCATCGTTGAGAAGTTTTTGATTACTAGGCGTAATAGTATTAATCACAGCCTGCATTCCCGTAATATCAGCAGTAGCGGGCTTCAAATCACGAACTTGACTGCCCTGCACTTCCATAAGAAGTATCGCTTCATACTCAAAGGGCGCAGAAACTGCACCCTCAATGAGAAACCCTATGAAGTGACCAAGATACGGCGGAAAGGGTACCGCCCCAGGATTGCTATAGTAATCATTCGCATAATTCAATTCTTCAGTACTGACAGGCGTGTAGGTTAAAGTACACCATTCCCGCGTGACAGCACATCTAAAATGTGATTCATACGCTGATACATTAGTGATTGGTAGACTAGAAAGAGAAGTGTGAGTTGGTTCTTCTATTGCATGTATAATACCACCACGAGCTAATTCCGTGCCAGTATACCGAATGCGCAAGCCAGCAGCGACCACACGCTGCTGAATGCCCTGGCCAGCCGTCGAGTTCAACAGCTGAGCCATAGAATAATCGCTATTCCACTGATTAACGCCATAGCCGGCAGGAATTGCCGACACATTGTCGTCCATAGTTTCAAACGAGGCACCAACTACAGCACCTATACTTGAGAAAATCAAAGGAGGAGACGTTGCATTCACAGGATAATTATTAGCTAAACGCCGAGGCGCAAAGGCAATATTGCCATATCCAGTGGTAGCAGACGACGTCCCAAACACACCTGACATGAATAATTTCACGCGACGACTCTTAATTGGGGGAAAGGAGGGAATACAAGCGTCACCGCCGTCCTCAACCTTCTTACCCTTATACAGAGCCGAGTTTGCTTGGAGCGAAGTAGCGTCCAACATCCCAAAAGGGTTGCTGACCGCCACAGCATATTTTTTGCTACAATCCGAGAGAGCCTCGGTAGGAGGTCGTGCACGAGGGCGCGGCATTCTAGCCACACCAATCTCACTAGCGTTTTGGGCTTTAGTAGCTCCAAATACGACCTCACTCTTACACTGCCTGCGAACAGGCTTTGGCGCTTTGCGCGGCTGTTGCCGCGCATATTTGCGCCATTTCTCTTCTTTTTGAGCACTGCTCAATTTACGAAATTGTGTCATATTCATCTTCATATATTCGGCTTTAGTAAGCCGAGACGTCTGGCCATGCCCATAGGGATTGAATCCACCTTCCTTAAACGTGACAATTTGATCAACATCAACGTTAGAAAATTTATCCACTCCCAAGAGCTCAGCACTACCAACAGTTGCTGCATAGCGAACTACAGATGCGGTAGCAAGTTTCCTCGCCGCCAACATCCGCCGCTCAAGCAATGCTTTCACTGACGGTGACCAAGAAGAGATGTCATTAGTAACAAAAACTAACAAGTTTGACATACACGCCATAAACGCATCCTGCTCAGTTTCACCCGAACCAAACACATTAGTGACAATAGAACCTTGATAAGTGCCAGAGCACATAAAACTACCATCTGTCTGCTGAGTAGTAGTTATCTTAGTTATGGTCAGCACAGAGGCCTGACCATTGCCATACTTGTTAAAGCTTCCTTCTTTGAAACCAGCAGCCAATCGAGCAGCTGCTAATTTCTCACTTCCATCTAACAATGAAATTAACGGATTATCTTCATTCGCCTCACGAACCCTATCCGGGAGCTGTAGTGCTCTGAATGCGCGGACCAACTTCACCCACCGATCTAAATCTTCCAACTCGTTCGAATCCTCTGCGTTTCCGCAGGGTTTGACCGGCTCGGAAGGGTGTAAATATTCCCACGTAAGTCGTGCTGCTTCAGTCTGGGCTTGCTTCTTGCCCTTAGCTGTCGCGGCGAACTTCTTTCCGTCAATTTCCGACGTACACGTCCAGTTAGTATTCTCTAATGGGCCTACTGGCTGAAACGTGTATGCTGCAGTAAACAATCCTTTATTGGTTAAATCCTGCAGCGCCGAAATGTACGCCCCCTGTGCAGCGGCGTCCATCCCGACTCGTCC